AACCAGTGTTTATGCTGACCCGCATAATCGCGGCCCCTGCTGCATAACACCCCGCCGAATCGGCGCCGCACGGCCGCGAGGCGCGAAACCGGGTGATTATCGTGACCCGCATATCACGCCGAGCGTTGCCGGCTCGCGCGCTTCGACGCCGGCTCGTCTCTGGTAAGCCGGTCGAGCGTGATGCCTAGGGCGTCGGCGATGGCTCGGGCGGTCGAGACCTTTGGATCTTTCAAGGTGTAGAAGACCGTCCGCGACAGGCCGGCACGCTCCGCGAGTTCGTCGAGGTGGATTCCTCGCCGCTTTGCCATCGCCTCGACCCGAAGGAATAGGGCCGACGCCTCCCGCGTCCGCGGCCTCCCGCCAGGGTGTCTATCGCGTGGGCTGGGCATGACGAGTTCCATCCCGTCGAGGTTACCCCGGTTTCCCCGGGCTTTCCTCGTTGGCGTCCCCGGACAGGATCGCAACGGTTGACAGTGGCGGGGGCAGGAGCGAACCCTACATAGGCGGATCGACCGGCACGACCGGCACGACCAGAACCCCAGCACGGAAGGACAAACACCGCACGGATGCGTGACCTATAACCCACAAGGGAGGGCACGCGATGAGACTCGACGACTTTCTGAACCAGATTTACGTTCCGCTGAAACTTCGCGGCCGCAGCCAGGAATCGATCCGGCTTCTTCGGCATGCGATCACCCAGTTCTCGCGGTGGCTCGGTCGCCCGGCGGTGCTCGAGGATTGCGACGACCTGGTGGTGAGCCAGTTTCTTGCGAAGCGCGGCGAGAAGCTCGCCCCGGAGTCGGTAGCCCGCGAGCGGTCGGGGCTTCTGGCGATCTGGAATCTGGCCCAGGCTCGCGGCATGGTGCGGCTCCGGCCTTGCGTCTCGACCGAGCTCGTGCCCGAGCGGACGCCGCGGGCACTGACCGAGGAGGAGCTCGCGCGGCTCTTCGCCGTGGCGGAACGGAGCACTGGCTGGGTCGGGCCGGTTCCGGCGAAGGTGTTTTTCCCGACGCTTATAGCGGTGCTCTTCTACTCCGGCGAGCGCATCACGGCGACGCTGTCGATCGCCCGAGACAGGTATCGGCGGCCGTGGCTGATCGTGCCGCCGCACACCCGGAAGGGGAAGAAACGCGAGCGAATCTATGAGCTCCCGCCGTGGGTGTGCGACATGCTCGACGAGATGCTGAGTTATCACCGGGCCGAGCGGGTGTTTTTCTGGGGCGCGACGATGACCGCGCTCCGGAAACGCTGGAAGACGCTCACGCGGCGGGCCGGGCTCGGCGACGGGCGGGATGTTCAGTTTCACGTTCTCAGGCGTAGCACCGCCTCACATCTGGACGCTGCCGGCGGGGATGCCACGGCATACATGGGACACAGCAGCGACACCGTGACCAGGCGGAGCTATTTGGACGTTCGGATCACGGGAGCCAAGAAGCCGAAGGCTTGGGAGTTGCTCCCGACGATCAGGCCCGGCGACAATCCGGGGCCGGTCGCAAAATCGCCCGTGGCGCGGTAGGTTGAGGCCCCCAATCGGAGGACACCATGCGAATGATCGCCGCGGTTGTGGCCGTCTTGCTGCTCGGGCAGATGACGGCGGAGGATCGAGCCGAGCGGCTCGCGAAGATGGCACAGCGGATCGACGTGCAGGCGGCCGCCGGTGAGGTCGGGGAGTGGCAGAACGTGCTGCGGTATGCCCTCGGCAACCGCGACGCCGATTTGGCGAAGAAAGCCCGCGAGGGCGTGAAGAATGCCAAGCGCGACCTGACGCGTGCAAAGGCGAAGAGCCAGCGCGACTACATGGAGCGAGCGAATCGCGTCACCGAAGACCAGGGCAGGCTGGAGGGCGAGCGGCAGGATCGGACGCCGGATCACGGCCTTTCGCCGGGCGAGTATTTCCTGGAGCGAATCCGGCACGCCGGGCCGCTGCTGATCGGGGGCGTCGCTCTCCAGGAGAACGAGATCGGGCACCCGGAGGTCACGGTTTGCGTTGGGAACTTGACCGACCGCACGATCGAAGCCTTCGACGTGGAGGTTGAGTGCTGGAACGCGTTCGATGAGCCGATGGCCGTGCTCGGCCGAAACGAGTTTGGGGCGACCAGCCAGGAGCCGATCCGCGAATCGGAGGTCACGACGGCGACGTGGATGATCCCGCTCCGGGAGAACACCGCGAAGGTGGCCGTCCGGGTGGTCCGCGTGAAACCCGCCTACGGGAACGTGTGGGAGCAGACCCGCGAGGAAGCAGAGCGGGCGCCGGGGGCGATCGTCACGGCGAAAATGCGGCGGTGAGCCGCTACCGTCACCCGACGACCCGTAGCCCTGCCGGCAGATAGCACGTCTCGCGGATCGCCTCGACGAACGCGGCCGACGGGGCCATCGCTTCCTCGACGGTCAGCAGCCGGTCGCCCGGGGCCAGGGCCAGCGGGCCCGGCCGCGAGTAGGGCGAGCGGTCATACCATCGCCTGGTTCGCATCACGACCCCGTAGAACGCGAGGTACACGTTGGCGGCCCTGGTATACCAAAACGGGTCTAGGGGCAAATCTGGAGTTCGCGAGAGCGTCGCGATGGCCATCGTCTCGCATTCCCGCTCCATCGCGAGGATCAGCCCGACCGCGGCCCGCAGCTGCTCGGGCGTCATTTCCACGACCCCGGCCAGCCACGCGTCGAATGCCTGTTGTGGGCACGCGCCGCCGGCAAGCTTGGCCGTCCATGCCGACGTTGCCGCCTGCGATTGCCGGAAGTGCATGTATTCGTGGAGGAACACCGACAGCCAGACCTCGGTGCTCCCGCCGGTCGCGACGACGAACTCCGCCTGGTCCTCATCGAAGTAGCCGCCGACCGGGGAGCCGTGGCAGTCGGCTTGCTCTGCGTCCACCAGCCGCACCTCGATCTCCGCCTCCTCGAGCTCGGCGATGACCGTCTCGATCCACGCGCAGGTTTCCGGCGGCAGGTCGCGGACGGCGGCGGGCATGGTGTCACCTCCGGGGGAGTTTGAAAAACGCGATCACCGCCACGAAGACGATGTTGGCCGAGTAGTTGACGATCAACGGCCATTCGCTCATCGGGGCCACGTAGGCCAGCGTGAGGATCTCGCCGATCCCCCACATGCCCAGGAAGCCCCACGAGATTCCGGCCGACGACCGGGTGCGCCACGACTGCACGGCCTGCGGCAGACCGCAGAACGCGAGGAGCGCGGCCCCGGCCCAGCCGATCGACTCCTGGACGGTGGCGGTGGTGAGCGGCTCGATCATGCCGTTTGCCTCTCCGGGCGCGGGTGGATGCCGGCCAGACCGACCACGGCTTCGAGCCCCCGCCAGAACCCGAGCATGGAGAGCGTGGGATTCAGCCAATCGGACATCACGCAGAAATCGGTGGCGAAGGGGCTGGAGTGGTGCGCGGCGTGCCCGTCGGGCGACGACAGCACCCCGAGGAGCTGGAGCCCGCGGATCGGTCGGGAGCACCGCTGGTGGGCCCACCCGTGGATTTCGTTGGCCTGGGTGGCGAACGCCGCGACCAGGGCTAGCCAGTGCTGCCCGAGGGCCAGGGCCGCGCCGGCGATGGCGGCCGTCGGCAGGACGGTCGTCCAGTTGCGGGTCCAGTAGCCGCCCTGGAGGAACGCCCGGGGCTCCGAATGGTGGCGGATGTTGGGCGCGACGACATGCGGGCCCAGGATCGGCCAGGCGGGGTTCCCGTAGCGGTCTTCCCACCAGTGCACGATCCCGGTGGCCAGGTCGGCTGCCAGCCATGCGGACAGGATGTAGGCGGCGATCATGCGGCTCTCCCCGTGTAGGCCGTCCAGGCGCTGAGCACGCGGCGGCGGAGCTCCTCGACCGTGCCGTCGTTCGTGATGACGGCGTCGCAATCCTCCGGGCCGATCTGGTGGTCGCTCTTGTGCGAGCCGCGCCCGAGCCCCGGCCGGTCGATCCACCACACCTCCCCGCCGCGGTCCCGGACGGCCGCGACCTCGTTGGGGAATCGGGTGCCGCAGATCGCGAACACGTCGGCCCAGCGCGACGCCTGGAGCCGGTCGATGCGGAGCATCGTCAGCCGCACCCACAGGTCGGGATGCACGAGCTCGCGGCCCCATTCCGTGCCCAGCGTGCGGAGCAGCTGTCGCGGCACGAGCTCGAGGCCCCCGGCCGGGATGCCGGTCTCTTTCTGGGTCCGGTCGCGGAGCAGATCTTCGTCGATGTCGAACATCGCCGCGATCCCGCGATAGATGGGATCGGCCCATTGGATGTGCCGCGCCCCCGGCACGAGCGATGCCGCGAGCGTCTTTCCGGAGCCGATCGAGCCGGCGAGTCCTACGATCCGCATGCCGCGGTCTCCTTCATCGTGTCGAGCCATCGCTTCAAGTCCCAGAACTCGTAGAACACGGGCCGCCCGAGCGACAGGAACAGCCGCACCTCCGCATCGGCCCCGCTGGATTCGTGCTGGCGGTAGTCGATCACGGCGTCGGTGGCCGTCAGCCGCAGACAGGCATCGCAGCGGAGGATGATCTCGTTGTCGTAGTCGACCCAATCGCGGTAGGGCCGCGGGTTGTGCAGGTGCTGGAAGTGGCTCCAGAGCGGCGCGATAGGGATCACGCCCAGGTCATAGAGGCAGTCCCACATCCGCATCTGGAACCGCGTGTTGATCGCGGCGTCGCCCTTGGTGTAGGGGCTCGCGATGTAGACCCATGGGCGGCTCATGACTGCCTCACCTTCCCGCCGGCGATGCGGAAGTTCTCCACGTCGAACTGGCCGTCGGAATCGGTTCTGACGATCGCGGCGCCGTGGTTCCACTTGTTCAGCCTCGCGTAGTCCGGATGCAGATCGCAGAGGCACCCGGTGCTCCAGCAAAACACCTCCCGGCCCCACATGTCGGGTTCGCAGTGGCCGCTGGTGCGGTGGCCGTGGCCTTCGAGCACGGTATGGTGGAGCCGCAGGAATGCCCCCCGGGCCTGGTTGACCGGCGCGGAGATTCCGCTGCCCTTTTCATGGCCATGCAAGAGCGGGAGTTTGCCGGCAAGGATCGGCCGCTTGTCGCCGACCAGGGCGATGCCGTGGCGGTCGAGCTGGAGCCAGTTGTCGAGGCCCATGATGGGGTCGTCGGAAATCTCCGGGGCGTGCTGGTGGAGCCACAAGTCCCACCTCTCTTCATGGTTGCCCTTTTTCAGCACGATCGGGATATCGGGAAACTCCTGCCGCAGCCACGCGAGCATCTGCCGCTGGGCCTCAACCTCCGCCTTGAAGTTCCGCTTTGCCGGGTTCTTGTCCCACCGCGAGATCGAATAGAAATCGCCGATGTCGCCGTTGAGCACCAGGGCGTCGATCCGCGACTCCTTGCAGTGCTCGACCGCCAGCCGTAGGGCGGCCTCGTCGTGGTAGGGCACATGGATGTCGGATAGCACGCCGATCGCTCCCGTCACTTCGAGCACGTAGGGCTCCCACGGCTCGGCGCGGCTCGCGGGCATCGCCTCGACGGGGGCGTTGCGTTGCGGTCGCATCGTGCCGCTGCCAGACGACATGATCGCTTTGCGGTTCTTCTTGCCCTGGAGGCCCAGGTGATAGCGAATCCGCATGTAGGCTTGCTCCAGCGTGATTGCGCCGTTGGCCTCCGCCTGCAATCGCCGGCCGAGCGTCCGCGCCGGGGCGTCGGGGTGGAGCTCGACCAGCCGGCGGGCGATCTTCGTGATCTCGTCGCCGGCTGTTTTTCCTTTGACTGACATGCTGCCTCCCTGCGTCAGTTTGGGCCCTACGGTTTCACGATATTCGCGGTGAGCAACTTCGAAAACGGGAGAATCGCGTGGCGTGCCTTCATTGGTTTTGTGTGGTTTCTGTGGGCTCGGATGCCGTGGATCCAGGGGGCATTCCGAGCCACTTCTCCCCGACTTTGTTCAGCAGGGCCTGCCGCTTGTCGCACCCGCAGGGGCCGCCCACGATTGCCTCGACGCGGTCCTTCGTGATTCCGACCGCGGCGAGGCCGGCGGCAGCCAGGTCGCCGAGGCCGGGGCCTGGCTGCACGCTGCACAGGCGGCGAATCGGCGGCTTTGCGCCGCACAGACGAAACCCGCACCGCCGGCACGTCCCGCATTCCGCGTCGTAGGCGAAGTCGCAGTCCGTCACCATTGCCAAGTTATGCCTACGGTGACGTTGAAAAAGGCTTTGTAGGTGGGCAGGGACCCGCAGTTGACTGGCCCGCCAAATGGATTGTAGAGGTCACTATCAAAGCCGTTTCCGGTATGCGCTGCCGTGAGTGTTTCCGAGGCCGTTGACCCATACTCCAATGCGCAAAGCGTTGATGTTAGCGATACCTCCATGTCGTATCGCTGGAAGCAAGGAAATCCAACGTCGCAAAACTTCATATACAATCGCGAGTTATAGAGCCCGCCTTCCGTCGCGCACCTGATTTCATAGACAACTTTCGTGCCGTCTGCCAGCGTCGTGCTATACATGAAATAGTCAGCAAGGTTCTTGCCGGCGTATGACAAGACATACGTTCCGCCCACTTGCGCAGCCGCACCTGCCGCCGTGCAGCTACCAACGCTACCGCTTGCAAGGCTTCCAAGCGTCACCGCTGCTGTCACGGTCAGCGGGGCATAGCCGTATGGGTCAGCGCATGTGCAGGCCTTTGGCGGGCAGCAGCAGTCCGTGTGGGTCGCCAGGGACGAGCCAACCTTGAGCAGCGACGACCCTTGCTTGATCAGCGGCACAGTGACACCTACGGGCAGGAGGTTGTCGTGATCGTCACGTCAGTTGGGTCTGGCGAATCAATGAACGTGCTAATCTTCTTTCGCGTGAACACGAGGCCCGAGCCCATAAGAGACACGCCAGTAATCACGTCGAGCTGCGTCGGCTCGGCCCAGACGAGATACCAGTACCCATTCGCCCCGCGGGCGACCTCGACCCACCGGCCGGACGGAACGGTAACCATCTTGTTTACGCAGTTGTCTAGCGTGGCCGACGATGTCGTCTCGCTGGGCGGCGTTCCGGCTTCCCAAAGGGCAATCGTCGCCGTCGTGTCCTTCGTCCAGGTCGTCGTCGTCTTCCCGAGACGCAACGAATCACCGCCTTCGCCCATGCGCACGGCACACCACTTCGTCCCCGTGCCGCTCGGCTTGTAGAGAATCCTCGCGGAGCCGCTGCCACCCGACGTTAGCTGCGTCCGGTCCGAGTTCTTCACGTCGCAAAAACCGTGCGCCGCATCGACGACATCAATCTGCACCTGGCACACGCCCGAGATCCACGCCCGGCCGACCTTCCCGTTGGCGATCGGCTCCAGGCAGATCAGGAACTTCCCTTTGTGGTCGGCGGTCGTTGGCGTTACCCCGGTGAACGCGACCTGATTCTGGAACGATGCGAGCGCGGCCGACGGCGTGAAGATCACCCCGCTGATCCCGAGCACGCCGAACCGCGAGACGGTGGACCCGCTGGAGTTCTTGACGAGCACGATGTCGGCCTGGCGGAACTGCTGCGGGCCGTTTGCCGGCAGCGTCGCGCCACCCTGCCGGTGGGCCTCCGCGGCATCCAGGCACGCGTTCCAGGCCGCGGCCGGGATTTGCAGCTTGTCGCCGCTCGATGCGCGTTTGAAGGGATCGCCGGCCATGGTCAGAGCCCCAGGAGCGTGAAGTCGGCCGACTCATAGACTCGCTCGACATAGGCCGCGATGGGCCGCTTGACGAGCGCGTTTGCCGAGGTGTCCTCCGCGTCCGCGAATCGCACCCAGAGGTATTCCCAGCCCTTTTTCGCCGAGACCGTGATGCCGCCGCCGATCGATAGGCTGGAGACGTTCGGGCTGGCCGCGAACTTGAACGCGATCTCCCAATCGTCGATGCCCGTCTTCGTGCCGCTCGCGCCCAGGAACAGCACCTCACCAGCCGCGAACCCGCGGAACGCGGCGTTGTTGGTCTTCCCGGTGCAGTTGAAGAGGTTCATCTTGTACGTGCCCGTGACCACGGAGCCCTGCACCCTGTATGTCTCGGTGAAGTTGAACACGGGCACGGTGACATCGGTGCCGTCGACCGAGTCGCCATTTACCCCGATCGCACCGTAGAAGTCTGGCGCCGTGGCTCCTGAAGGAGCATGGCGGCCGATGGTTTGCAGGGATTGCGTGATGTGAGCGGTGCCGCCGCCCGTCTCAAACGTGTATTGGCTTTCCCGGCGCGATTCATAGGGAACGGTGCAGGCCCAGACCCCGCCCCCGAGCGGCTCGGCCGACACCTCCATTCGGCGGAGGTCGTTGACCGTGGCAGGGGCTTCGGCGAGCAGCGCGTCAAGCACGTCGGCTTCGCTAGTCGTGCCCGTGACGATGTATTTGAGCTCGCCGGTCGAGATCAGACCGTCGGAGAATCGGCGCGAATCGAAGGCCTCGAAGATGCTGACGCTCATTGGAAGACGACTCCCGCTTGCTTGACGCCGTTGTCGATGCTTTTGAGCAGATCGGCCGAGCGTTCCGTGGCCTTGGCCGTGCGGTCGGCGAGCGAGCTCGAGCCAAGGCTTCGGGCCGCCAGCGCGTTGAAGATGCCCTTGCTCTCGATCTTGGATTTCTCCTGCGAGAGCATCGCGGGGATCGCGACGCCGCTGCCGCGGGCGTCGGTGCGCTCCATTTGCTCGCGCTCTTTCTTGGCTTGCTCACGGGCCTTGTTGAACTCGCCGCGGGCGCCCTTGACCTTCCCCTCCGCTTCTTGACGCTGCCGCTGGAACTCCGCCTGGCGGCCGTCGTCCGCCCGCTGCTGGTCTTGCCCTAGGTTGGCTTGGGCGTCCTGCCGGTTTCGCTCGATCTCTGCCTTGCGGTTTTTGCGGCTCTCGTTTCGGTTCCCGATGACCGTATTTTGCTGGTCGTCGGCGGCTTTCCACTTGGCGTTGGTCTCGTTGTCGATCCGATTGATTTCCGCGTTGACGTTGATGTCTTTGTCGAAGAGCGCCTTCAACTGCACCCACGCTTTTTTGATGAATCCGATGGAGCTGGCCCAGGTTTTCGTGAGGACGTTGGTAAAGATGGCCCAGGTGTCGGCCAGGAAGTCGACGGTTTCCACCCAGCCGTTTTCCACCATCGCCCACGCGTCGATAAAGTAGCCGGCGGCGGTGAATGACGCGTTGCTCCAGACCTGGAAAAAGAAATCTTTCGCGTTGATCCAGAGTTGGTTGAGCGCGTTGACGCCCTTTTCCCACTGGAGTTTCAGCCCGAGCCACAGGATTTTCGCGGCCAGCTCGATATCGCCCGCCATGAGAGCGTCGGCGATTCCTTGGAATGCGGCGCTGGCGTCGTCCCACAGCGACATGAAAGCGTCGGACAGCCATTTCATGGCTTGCTCGCCGACGCCCGACGTGTAGAGCAGGTAGGCCCCGAGAGCCACGACTCCCGCGATGACCATCCCCATCGGCGTGAGGATAGCCGCAAGCACGGACCCGATCACGGCCATGGCGGTGGCGGCGATCGACGCCACGGTGGAGAGCACCCCGA